TTTAAGCAGTGCCAGTCTCACAATTAATAACAGTAAAGTCAGTGTGCAAAGTGCTGATGTGGTAAATATTATTACAAAGCAATATCATCAAAAGTTCCTATCTCAACATTGCCAACAAACCCCAAATTACGTTGACAAATACTTTGGTAAATGTTCCGAAGCCACTTCGAGTACTATTTCATCTTCCTATATGAATGGTGTGAGACATGCTGAAAAAGATACTGATACCATAGGTCGTGCTGATTCTGATTACACTGTTGTCGTGACCCGTGCAGGTGTATTAGTTGCTCCTGACACTACTGGTTTATATAATATTGCAGATGCTGATGCTGGTGAAGTTATTGTAGCGTGCACAGTTAACGTAAGTGAAAGCGTCTTAGGATTACCTACCGTTGAGATGAAAGAGAATGAAAGCGGTTATTTATCTATAAATAACCTTGAACTTGTTCTTCAATACAATGATTGTAGAAACTGCTTCAATATTTCTGGTGATAGACTTTGGACTTCATCTCCTGGTACTGCTACCTCTGATTTAATTCTTAATTCTGATGCACGTTTAAATTTACGTTACATGTCTTTATATGCATCTCAATATTCTAAACTAAATAGTAAAAATGTATTACCGTATGACGAGTATGTATGCTACAAAAGAACTTTTGAAGCTGGAGCCGTTGCATCTGAACTAACAAGTGATGTTATCTCTATGAGACAAATTCCTGAAAAGATTTTCATTTGCCTAAGACCACAATATAAAGCAATGAAACCAAATTTAAGTAATAATTTATGCTTTCCGATTACAAAGCTTAACCTGACTTTTAACAACGTAAGTGGTTTATTAACATCTTACAGTCAAAGAGACCTTTATGTTATGTCGAGACGCAACGGTTCCCAACAGACTTGGAATGAGTTCAGAGGTAAGGTAAAAAATGGTGGACATGCAACTAATGAGTTTACATCAATTGGAAGTTACATTGTAATTGACCCAACCCGTGATTTAGGATTATCCGATTATCTCAGTGCATCTAGTTTAGGTCAGTTCAGTTTCCAAGCCTCTATTCAATACAGTAATATTCATGGTATAAATCCTGGTGTAGATGCATCAGCTGACCCTATAGGATTCAAAGAAGCTGAAATTGCTATCCTTGCTAATTATGCTGGTATTCTCATCAACGATAAAGGTTCATCTTCTACCATGAGTGGTCTCTTAACAAAACAAGCTGTGCTTGAGGCTAAATCATCTGGTAAATCTGTAGTGGATTATGAAGAAATTCAACAACTAACTGGAGGTAATTTTGGAAAAACGGGAATTTCTGTGCTTGGTTCTGTAGTTAATAAAGCTAAAAATTATGGTAAAGAAAAGGCAAAAGATTACAGTAAAAAAACTGTTGGTGATATTCAAGATAAATTAAGCAAATATATGTAAATTAATATATAAGAATTTCCAATAAAAAATAATGTATAGTATTATATATAAATAATGTTTGGTTATAATGATACGAATACATATACCCCTAATCCATTTGTGAATGATAATACTAGTATTGTATTAAGTGGAGCTGGTAGAAAACCAAGAGGTCAAACAGTTAAAATCTAAAAGAAAAAAAGAATTAAAAGAACTGTTTGGTGCTGGTATGGATAGCGATGACGAAATGGATGGTGCTGGTTTTTTTGATGAAGTTAAGAAAGGCTACAATAAAACTAAGTCCGCTGTTAAAAGTAAAACTGGTCAAAAAATTAAAGGTGCATTAATGGAAGACAAAGCTTTTATGAAAGAATTTAATAAAGCTAAAAAACAATTAATGGATTATCAAAATGGAGTTAGAAAAACAAAACCTGGTAAAGCTGCTATGGCTATCTTAGAAAAAGCTGGCGTAATCTCTAAAATTGAGGATGAATTTAAAGGAGGAGTAAATCGTTTAAAGAAGGCTAACCGATGGCGTGATTTTAGTAACGACACCTTAAGAATGGGAATTGATACAGCTGATTATGGTTATAGAAAAGCTAAAACCGCAATGAATCCTGTATCAAGAACTGTTTCTGGTTGGTTCGGTGGAGCTCAAGGGGGAAAACGTGGTCCTTCAATGTGGATTGGATTTGTGAAAGAGTTTGCTCAAGAAAACAATATTCCGTATAAGGAAGCCCTTAAAAAGGCTGGACCTGCATACAGACAAATAAAATCCCAAATGTAAATAGATTATACTAATTAATATTATTTTGATATATATCAATAATATTAATTATTCTTTAATATAATTGTTTAGTGCAGTCCCTAAACTTGTACTCATATCAGCCACATCGTCTTTTAACTCTTCAATCACGTTAGAATATTTATTACTTAAGTACATATTTCTTAACATTGAACTGCCTATATTTTTACCAAATATTTTATTTAAAATTCTTGTAATTTCTTGACTTTTTCAATTGGTTCATTATAGAATGATTTCAAAAAATGCACCTCATAATTCTTATTTTTCAGTTTAACTTTTTCTGGATGATTATTAAGATATAGTTCAATTACTTTCATAAGATCTTCTTCAATAGGAACAACAACTTGGTTATATTTTCCTTGTGTCTTATAATTATTAAATATAAATTGTCCTTTTTTCATATCAAGATAATTGTATTTATCATCATTCATATTATTTGATATTTTCATTAAACTATAATCCACGTTTCTTCTCGGTGGGTGCATTGTATATAACGAAAGAACCACATAATTTAATAAGTTGTTGTAATCTTCTTTATTTCTAATTCTCTTAAGAACCTTTGATTTTAGATTTTTGCTTATTTCATTTATATTATCATTTGATAACCAATTATCCATTTGTTTATCACTCTTTTCTGTTCTTACTTTTAGTTGATTATTAAAATTAGAAAGAATTTCAAAATACATGTCATAAAGATTCTGATGCTTAGAATTTTTTAAAACTGTGCATATAGCTATAATATAACTACGTTGTGTTGTTGGCTTATAATCTTTTATCATATTCAATATTTGTTTTGGTTCTTTCAAAAAATTGAAGTTGCTAATAGGCATATCGTTATTTAGTTTCATCAGATTTCTAGTATATAACTTTTTACTACTATCACTTATAGGTTTATCTCTTTGTTCAAATACTTTATTTAAAAATTCCATATAATATAATCTACATTAAAAAATATTCTTAAACTAATTCTATGAATCATATTTAATGTTTTATTGATAACATTATTTTGGGGCCGCAATTCGTCAAAATGCCTTTAATATAATTACGAATTGCGGCCCCAGATATATAGAAGGGATTCCAGCAAATTAAAACATATGTTTAATCATATCATATAAATCCATGTCTTGTTTTTTGTATCTCATACATTGAAATATACTTTTATAAATAAACGAGTAAACCCTAGCTTTCGACCATTGCTCTGCTGATAACCTTTTACTTTTACCTTTTCTCAGATCATCATTTTTAGAATAATCTTCTTTTAATCTTACTGAACCTAAATTTGTATTATATGCTCCCTTGCCTCTTTTCTCAACCTCTTTCAATATCTTAATGGGTATACCTGTAATATCATTTAACTCTTTCAATGTATGTTCAGTATCTTCATCTAAACCTAATTTAATATTTAATCTTTGTTTGTAACTTTTGTATGTCATTATGTATAGGTGATATTTTAATATAATAATATCTATATTATACTATATATGAAACTAAAAGGCGGTTCACTAAAAATTAAAGAAATAAAAGCATTTTTAGAAGCTAGTTACATGGAAGATCCACCTAAGGAAATTATGGGTTATGAGTTAGACGAAAAGTTGTCTTTTTTATATGGTAAAGTTTATGTAAATCACAAATCAAAAAAAGTAGTTGTTGCACATCGTGGAACAGTTGAGAATATTGACTGGGCTAATAATGCATTATATGCTTTAAATTCTGATGCATACAGATTAACACCAAGATATAAACAAGGTTTAAAAATGCAAAATGATGCATATAAAAAATATAAGGGTTATCAATTCGAGACGCTAGGGCATAGCCAAGGTGGTCTGCTTGCTCATTTATTGAGTGATAAAAGTATGAATGGTTATCTCGTAAATCCTGCATATAAAAAAGAACAACTAAGAGATAATGAATATGTTATTCGTAGTAGTGGTGATATTGTAAGTAAATTAAGTGTGCCTAGAAAATATTTGAATGCTTTATTATATCCTTCGTGGTCTAAAAATCATTACATCACGATCCCTGCAAAAACTAGTAATCCAATTACAGAACATAAACCAAATATTTTAGATAGACTTGATCCTGAAAGATCTATAGGAAGAGGTGCTGGCTTTGGTAAGAGACCATTAAAAGGCTATACTATTAACATTAACCTATAATAATGTATATTTTACCAATAGATAATAATCTATATTAGGCTTATTCTAAATAATTTATAAATTCTTCCATATAAATATAATGTAAATTATCCACCTTATGGAATATATACATTATTCAATATATCAACCATTCAAATAAATATATATAGTATTATATATAAGATGTCTTTATCGTTAAAGCAACAGTTAAACAATGCTAATACCGAATTAACCGCAATTGAATCTGAAGTGAATACACTTAAAACACAAACTGCCGAGGCTATTGCATTCCACCATAATTTTGTTACTAGTGATGAGAATATTGTTCAACTTGTAAATCGCACAACTACCAATGCAAGTTCTATTAATACTCTTCAATCCACAACAACATCTCAAGCTAATGAAATTGATCAATTAGAAACAGATATAGCTAACAATGCTAGTAATATTGTCGCTATTAATAATTCATTTACATCTACTACAGATTTATTAAGATCTGATTTAAATAGTGAAATCACAAACAGAACTAGTGCTGATTCAACTTTACAATCAAATATTGACACTGAGAGTGCTGCTAGAGTTTTTGATGTATCTGGTTTAAATGCTTCCATAGCAACTGAAAT